CTTCCTGTGTAAGTTTTAGCACCTGTATAGTTTCCTGTGTAATTACCTGAATAATTACCTGTATAAGATTGTGAACCTACTTCATGTCTTGTGTCTGAAAATGCGTCGCCTTGTTGAACCCAAGTACCTGAACCAGGTGCTGAGGCTTGTAATGCGTATGTGCCGATTGTAGAATCTGTAATTCTATTTCTTAAATTAGGAACTACTTGTTCCATTTCAGCTACTGACATTTCTTTAACTGAAGTGCCATCTAATTTAAGTGGTTTGTAATCGGATGCTGCTGCCGTTGTAGCTGCTGTTTTTTGCCAAATATATTTGGTGTCTTCTGTTTCATCTACTTGCGTATCAACTAGTGTGTATCTAGATGTCCAAGTACCACCTGCAGGAGCTGATGCTGCCAATGTGTATTGGCCTGTAACATAATTTCCTTGTGCTACTAAGTCACCTAATACTTTATCTAAAATGTCTGAATCAAGCTCTGAATCTGTAAACTCATGTATTCCAACAGTACCTGAAGATTCATATCCTAAAGGTCTATTTGTAATACTCTCTGATGCTGCTGAATTAACTTGTTTAAATGTATAAACATTAACATTGCTTGTAGCACCGTCTGTAGGGTGAGTACCAACTGCATCATCTCTTTTCGTATCTGTAATAGAACCTATTGTTGTACCTGCTCCGGAAGCATCTGTTGTTACATTTAGTTCTCCAACCCCTGTTCCATCTGTGTTATCCGAAAAATCTTTTAATAGTGTTGCACTATAATACTGTTCTATTTCTGTGTCTGTCATTTCTTGCAAACCTTGGAAGTTTGAAGCACTGACCGGGTATGATGATGCTTTGATTCTAAGTGGTCTCATTTTAGTTTACTCGTGTCCCTGAAGAGTTGTAAATAATAACAGGACTTAACCTGTTCCATTTAGTTGATGATACACCCACTAATTTAAGTGAATGCCCTGCTGCTAAAGAAACACTAGCGTTTGCTGAACCACTATCAATAGATTCTCCTGTACTAGGATATATCTTAATAGTTGCTGCTGTGTCGTTTAGTATAAAAGTTTCTAATCCTGTTGCAGTATCTGGAAGTTTTACGCCTTCCGCTGACCCTGCTGTTGCTGAGGTTACAATGTTATACGAGGCTGTCAGCGCTGTCGCTGCTCCTTGTGTTGTACCTGCACCTGCTACTGCTGCTGAAGCACTTAATGTCGTCGTACCTTGGAATGTAGCATTCCCTGTTAGGGTAAGTGTGCTACCTGCTATTGTACCGACAGATATGTTATCGTTTGCCTCATATTTGGCAGTATTAAGATTAGTAAAGTTCGCGTCTACCTCGTTGTTGGTAAGCGGACTTCCTTTTGCTGATCTTAATGTAATAGTTGCCATTTAATTTCCTGCCTATGTTAATTTATTAACCAATAATTCTATTGCACTGCGAATTTCGGTTACTTCTTGTTTTAAAGTATTTATATCATTTTCATACTCTAGAATTTTATTATTTCTATTTCTTTGAATTTTATAAGCCTTTAACCCTTCATGATTTCTACTTAGTAACGCTTTTGAATTCTTATCCCGTACTAAGTTTCTATCCCCGTCAATATTTATAATGTCTTTTTTAAACTCACTCATCTTAAACCTGTAATGCTATAGCTCTTAAGTCTTTAAACTTAGGAACATAAACTGTGCTTGTACTTAAAGGTACTACCTTAACAGCAAATGTTTTATATCCTGTATATGTTACTGTACCTGTTGTTGCTGTTCCTACTGCTCCAGAACCTCCACCGCCGGTAATTGATACTGTTGGTGTTGAACTATAATCTCTTCCTGGGTTTGTAACTGTTATTCCTGTTACAACACCACCTGAAACTGCTGCTGTTGCTGTAGCTCCGAAGCCACCGCCACCAGTAATTGTTACTGTTGGTGCACTTGTATAACCAGACATACTTCCGCTTATTGCTATACTTGCTACAACACTAACATCATACTCTAATATACCACTTCCGTTTGTTCCTACACCACCTGATTTTGCTGGAATACTATAACTATATTCTGCAAAGTCTTCTGTTGTTTCTGATGGTGTTGAATTAGTTCCTAATTCTACCCAATTTAAATCTTCTTGGAAGTTGCCTGGATCTGCTGCGTTTTGGAACTTACCATACACTTTTAAAGAACTTGCTGATGGTATAGATGCGTCTAAATAAACTTGTAAGTCTTCAGCATCTTGTCCTTCTTCTAATATAACTCTTCTTGTTATATATTTAGATGATGCGTTACCACCTGTTCTACCTGTTTCGTTTGCTGAATCGTTATTGACATCATTTAATACTGCTAAGAAATCTGATTGTGATAAATCAATTACAGGTGATATATTGTTAGATGGCGTACTCATTGTAACTTTAAGTCTGCCTGTTCTTGTATCTGAGTATGTAGTTTGTTCGTTGCTATTACTGTAAACAGTTTTTTCTGCTGTTAAATTATTTGTAGAGTTTACATTTACTGGAACAAAAGTAGCTGTGTTAGCGCTTCCTGCTCCTGTCGTTGTAAGTGCTGAATCTGCCTCTATTGTGGTTCCTGTTCCTGGTTGTAATGTGGCAAAGCTTAATGCTAATTCATTAATTTTCTTATCTGTAAATGATGCTATTTCGCCATAACCACTTGATGAGCCTACAAGCATTCCTGTTGTAAATTTACCACCTGTTACCCTAGTTGTTGATTGTTTATCTAAAGAGTTCCAGTTATCTACAAAACCTTTATTAAGTGTTACTGTTCCTGTAGCTTGTGTTGAACCTGTGTTTGCTATTGTAATAGTAGGATTAGCAGTATAGCTATGTCCAGGATTTGTAACTGTAAGAGCTGTTACTGCTCCACCTGAAACTGTTGCTGTTATTGCTAGTCCTGTTCCTGTTGTATCGCCAGATCCTCTAGCTACTGTAACTGTTGGAGCACTACCATATCCTGCTCCGCCTGCTGTTATTGCTGTCGTATGTCCAACAATATACTCTCCTGCATTAAATTTTTGTGCAGTTGCTAAACCTCCTGCTGTAGGCCAAGTGAAGTTCATCCAATCTATCTTTTGATTTATTATTGTTCCAGAGTATTTTGTATTTGTTTTAAACTTGGCTCGTCTAATATTAAACATTATATCTTTATTTTGATGTGGTGTCCAAGTTCTATCATTAGCTGATGTAAACATCATACCAGCTGCTGGTTGTTTATCTATTCTGTTAGTTGTTCCAAATTGGTTTTCACCTAGTTCTGAAATCCAAAGATCATATCCTGTGTCATCATTTTCTGGTTTAGGAACAAAGCAATACTCTGTGTTGTTCTTTAAATAAACAGGATTTTGGAATGCAAATGTTGTTGCAACAAAAGATGTAACTCCACCTGATTCTGTGGATACATTTATTTGTGCTGGAGTTTTATGTAGTATTCCTCCAGGAACTATCTTAGGTCCTGGCACACCGTTAATAACTTCTCTAATCTCTAATGTAACACCATTATTTCCTGATGCTGGTTTGTTCTTAAAGTATAATTGAATATCTGTCATAAATATTCCACCATCTGCTTGTTCAACTTTAAATGTTTGAGCTAATGGATCTCCCATTCTTCCAAAACCAAATCTTCCTATATTTCTTCCTATTTCTAATAAGTCTAAATTTAAACCTAATATAGGGTTTGGAAAGTTAATAACTACAGGTTCTACAGGATTGTCGCCTTCAGGTGGCTGTGGATCAATCGGTACCACAGGCGGTTCTGGCTCTGGTGGTTCAGGCGGTGTTGGATCTGCATCTGTGCCTGGATCGTCTGTTGGTTGTTCTGTTACCACCGGTACTACTACAGGTGTATCAACAGGGGGTGCCTCTACTACCGTTGTATTATTTGTAATATTTGTAATGTTATTAATAATAGGTGCAGGTGGTGGTGGCAAAGGTGTTCCTGCGCCAATTGAAACTTCAACACTTGTATCTGTATTTACTCTATCTTCTGTAAAATCATTTGTTGAAACATTAGCAGTTTTTAATGCTATTATTGTGTCTTGTGTTTTTTGTCTTAAACCTGCTGATTCGTAATTTGCTACAACGGATGTCTTTGTGTCTTTAGCATTTGTAGAACTATCAGTTAATTTAAATACCTTAACCCCTGATTTAAATTGTCCTTCTGGGATTAGGAATCTACCATTTATTCTACCATCTGCATCTGTTGTTAATGTACCACCATAAGCTCCATCAGTACCGTCTGTTGTTGATATTAATAGACAATGTGCTGATACATCTTCTCCATCAAAGAATGGATAAACTGTTGTGTTAGGTTTTAATCTCCAAGCACTAAATGTTACAAGTCTAGATCTCATAAACGGAGCAAAAGATACATCAATTACTTTCTCTCCTAAACTTTGTGACTCTGTAGTTGAACTAATATCTACTGAAACGCCCTGTCTTGTTTGATTTTGTTGTGTTGTTGTAGTTGTAAACAATGAGGAATTACTTGTTCCTGTTCCAGAATTATTTGTTCCTGATGTATTTAATGTCTGTGTATTGCTTGTAACTTGTGCTGCACCAACATCTTCCCATGAACCCCATTGTGTTCCCCAAGCATTAGACATATTCTCCCAAGCATCATAGTTACCATCAAAGTTTTTAGTAACTGCTGGTTGAACATCTGTAGCAACAAAGTTATCTACATCTGGTGTTAATGTCATGTTACCACTATAATGGAATGTTAATTCTTCTGCTAAGTTAATAGTTTGAGAAGCGTTAGGTTGTGTTCTAAATAATTGTGTACTATAAGGTACTGTAATAAAATGTCCTGTTCTTGCTAGTGTAGTTGTTGCTGCGTTATTTCCTATATCTGTATGCGTATCTAAAGGAATAGATTCCATTTTAAAGAAAGGCCTAGCATGTTTCAATTTAGGATCTATAGCTATATGATAATCAGGATCTAATACTGCCCCTACATTGTGTCCTGTAAATGGATCTACTAATATTCCGTTTTTAAATCTATCAATACCGCTAGAGTTTACAATAGTTTGATCTTTAGCAAAACTTTCTAATAAATTTAATGATGCGTAATATTCTAAATTTTTAATTCGTTGTTCTAATACACCAATGTCTTTCATTGTAAATCGTTTTTGTGTGACTTGTTGTATTGTACAACCTAGATCTGGTCTACCTATTCTTTTAGCTTCAACAGGAGATAAACTTGGATGTGGTTTTAATTCTGCTGTTGCTAATGTCATACATTTTTCTGGTTCTGCAGGATAAGTAGGATCGTCTGAATATGCTCCTTCTATAATTCTAAATGCTCCATCGTTATCTAAAACAATTCGTATATTCTTGCCTCTGTAATAATTGTAATCCGTTGTAAATGTTTTTACTGGTACCGGATTAGTTAAGCCATTACCTGGTCTGTCAATAGCTTCGTTGGCTGTAGGGTTTACAGAGGCACTACCCAATGTTGATGTTGATGTTGCTGTGTCTACTACTCTAGGTCTAAAATCAATTGTATTTCTTAAATCGAAATCTCCATGTATATTAGATCTATAAATTGGAATATTTTCTGTTCTAATTGTGTTTGCTGCTGGACTTGAGCTATCGTCTACTGGATAACTATCTACACAATGGAATGTTGCTGATGATATTGTTTGTGTAAAGTGTGAAACCTTAACAACAATATATTTGTTTGTAGTTAGATTTAATGAACTTGTACTCTTTAATGCTATTTTTGCTTGTCCTACGAAGTTGTCTTGTTGTCCATTAATAAATCTAAATTGGTCTGTGTAATCTACTTGTCCTGTTGTATAGTCTGAATTGGTACCTGCTGTTACTGATTGCAGTTCGTAACCATCACATAGTCCTAAATTATAAATTCCTGTTGTTGAATTTACATGTGAACTTGTATCTATTTTTACATATCTATCTTTAACAAGTGCTTTTGCTACAGGAGATGCGTCTGTTTTTAATACATTAACATAAACTCTAACATCTAATGAACCTCCACCTACTGTTACAGCTCCACCTAAATCTATTGTCATTGAAGTAGCTGAAGCGCAAGTAACTGAAGATGTTCCTGCTGTTAAGTCTATATATTGTCCTGCTGCTATTGTAGCACTATTTTGTGTATAACCGTCTTTTGATATGACTATAATATTTGCTTTTTTAATTGTGTCTGTTAATTCTGTTCCTGAGGTATCGTATGGGAAAGTTTCATCTCCCGTTGTTGTTATTGTAACATTACCTGCAGTTGCATCTAAAGATACATCATATTCTTTTGTGTATTGGAAACTATGATCGTATGTGTTGCCTACATCAGATGCTAATGTCTTAATGTTATTGTTTGGCATTGCAAACAATAATTTGTTCTGTTTTGTTTCTTTTAATACTGCTGCACTACTTTCTAATACAAGGTTACCAATACCATCTGCCATTGTATTTTCATATCTAATACCTTTAACAGATTGGAAATCACTTCCTGTCATCTGTATATCATATAGGTAAAGTTTGTATTGTGCTGCTGTAGCTCCTGGTGTACCACTAGAGTAAACCAAGTGTCTAGCTTTTGCTGTTCCTATTTTTGTTCCTGCTGCTGAGGCTGCTCCGTTTTGTACTGTGTCATATAAATCTACAGAGCCACCACCATCTATATCCCATATTCCTGAGACATAAGTTAGATTAACATAGTTACCAAAAGATGTTGAAATAGGAATTGATTCTCTTGTTATAAAATTATTTGGTTTTTGTATGTTAACTCTTTTTGTTGATTGTAACTCTCTTTTGTAACCACCAACATAACTTATACCAGGGCCAATTCCTAAAACAAGAGCTGTGGATAATCCACCTTTAGCGCTTGTGTATATACCACCATTTGTATTTGCTGCGTTTTGTAGATGTTCTCTAAGATCTACTATGTTTCCTTTAACTGTATAATTACCTGATTCGTCATAAGTTCTATTTGCTAAAACTTGTCCTACACCTGATAAAGGATTGTCTTTTACTCTAGATCTAACTGCTCCGCCTTGTTCATGCTTAACATAAAGATAAAAGTTTTCTGGTTTTGTGTCTGCCTCTTCGTATGAAGCCAGTGTTACTGCAAATTGTAGTCTATCTGCTCCAGGTGCATTGTAGTTAAATGAACCTTGTGCAGGATCTAGTAATGAAGTGTCTGTTGCTGAACCTACAGTTGATTCTGCTACTACAAAACCAATTTCTGCATTTGCCATTTCAGTATATCTATTTGCTAAACATCTAATCTTATCTGTTTTAATGAAATTACCACGAGCATATATAACACCAGGTCCTAAAACATATTCTGCTGTTTGTCCTGAATAGTTATCTTTAGGATTTGTTGATGATGTTCCTGTATAAACAACAAAAGTATCTCCATTTCTTCCTGAGTCTGAAGATGTTACAGTTAAAACTTCTGATTGTTGGAATCCTGTGTATGTTGCATGTCCATTTGTATAATTAAAATACAATTTCTTAGTAGCAGGTGCTGCTGCTTGTGTACCTGTTGCAACATTTGTAATTGTTGCTGTTAATCCGGTTGTTCCACCTGTTAGTGTGTCTCCAACATAATTGACTAATGTATTATTATCTACTGCAACCGAGGAGTTGTCTGTATCAAATATTTTTATCCAATCTCTAGCTAATTTTTGTTCTGAACAACCACTAACAACAGCTCCTTCTTGTAGAACAAAACCAAAACCTTTGCCTACTTGATCTTGCAAGAGTGTTTGTAATTGTGTAAGCTCTCTTGCTTGTACTGCTACACCTGGCTTAAATAAAACCTTGTGGAAGTTTTTACTATCGCTAAAATCGTCGTAATATGGTGATGCGTTTAAATTTAGTGCCATTTGTTAAAACCTAATTAGTGCCTTTACTTGTTCTACTTGGTCTGCTGATCTTATGATTGGCGACCTGTTGTCTAAATAAATTATTTCACCAGATGAATTTTTAACTTCTGGTGCTGTGTAACTATTTATACTCAGGCTCCCGCTACTTTGAGTAGAATTTGTTAATGTTGATGAATTCGTTATTAGAGGAATTTCTGATGTCATGTAAATATTTTTATTTGTTTCATCTATTTGTATGACTTTAAATTTGCCTCCATCGTTTGTAGTAATTTCGTCGTCTGCTGCGTAATCTGCTGTTGATGCTACATTAATTATATAACATGCTGTAGCTGTGTTCGTTGTATAAACAACATCACCTGGTGTAGTGATGTTTTTAATTAGGCCAATTTGTCTAAAGTCATTGCCTAATATTAAATCTCTATTGTCGTTGTCTGAGAAGTTTACTGTAATACCTAAATTACTAGCAAATAATTCTCTAGGTGCGTTGGAACCATGTCCACCCTGTGGACTTATAATTGCTCTTGCTGCTGCGTTTGTTCCTGGTGCTGATGTATTTGTAATAACTATATTTGCGTATGAATATCCTGAACCTGGATTTGTAACTCTTATTTCTGTTAAAGCTCCTGTTGCCGAATTAACATAAGCACTTGCTTCTGCTCCAGAGCCATCTCCTGTTACTGAAACTTGAACATCTCCTTGTGCATAATCCTTACCTGCTGTTGTAATAACTACTCTATCTAATGTTCCTGCTATTGCTGCACCTTCTACAGCACTTTGTAATGCTGGAAGTGAGTCTGCGTCTCCTAAATTAACTGTTGCTGTTGCTCCTGAACCTCCACCTCCTGTGAATGATACAAAAGCAAAACTAAAACCAGAACCTGATGTGTTAATTGTAACACCAGTTACTGCACCGCCTGATATTGTTGCAGTGCCTGTTGCTAAACCATCTCCATCACCTGATATAACTACTGTGGGTGCTGATGTATAACCAGAACCACCTGCTGTTACAGAAATACTGTCTACTTCTCCTGTAACATCGTGTGTAGGATTGCCTGTTAATTTTCTAACAGGAATATAATCTGCATCTAAAAACTTAGTTTGATCTGATGCTGAGATTTGGAACATAAATTTCCAATTATATTTATCTGACAATTCAAATACAGATGTTCCTGTACTTGTAGGTTTAACTGTTGAAGTTCCGTTAAAGTTATTGCTAATACATTTGTAGACTTTAAACTCATCTGTTACAACAAAGAATGTTGCGTCTGCTAATGTTGTTGCTCCTGAATTAGATTGTATTGTGGATGAATAATTATCATCATACTGATCATAGACGGTGCCACTTGTCCAATTTCTTCTCTTGGCAAGTAGGCACACATCTGCTGAATCTATTCTTTGAGTAAACATCATGCTTCGTCTAAACTCTGATATGTAAGAGTCTGAATCAATAGGAGTTTCAGGAACAGTATCATCTGTCCAAGCTGTTGTCCTACCAACGGCAAAGTGGAAATAGTCGTTATTGTTTTTAATATCCCTGTGGAATGTACGAGCTAATTCAACTCTGCCTAGTCTACGAAGTATTAGTGCCATTTATTTCCCTTAAGAAATAGTGATTGTCCAAGTAATTGTCATTGAATCACTTGCACCTTTGTTAACAACGGAAAAAACTGTTCTACAAAGTAGAGTACCACTAGAAGCTGCATTTAAAATACCTGCTTCTGTAATAGCTCCAGTACCTGTTCCTGCTGCAAATGATGCAACATAAGAAACAGCATTGTTATTAACTGTTGTGCTTGTAAGAGCTTGACGAGCTGCTTCAGTTCCTAGAGCTGAGTCTCCAGAAGCTGCTGCTGTTGAGCCTGTACCAATAGCCATGTGAGACATAGCTGTTGCTGTAGCATCTTTCATTCTAGATGCTATAAAATCTAGGCCATCACTTACTACTAGATTTGTTAATTGTCTAGTGTCTTTGACCTTCCCGTCTTTGTCTTTGATTTCAACTGTAAGCTTACCTGTAGCTTTAGTTTCGTCTTTATTAAACATTTTTATCTCCTAATTATGTTTATGTAATGTTCCAACCAACACCTACATAGTCTTCACTTAGATAAGTAGGGTCTACATAGTCTTGTACTGAACCTACTCCTACATCTGTTGCCGTTGCACTATCAGCTATTGCTGGTTTACTTAGTGCTTTAGCAGCAACATCTGTTATGTCGGCTAAGGTGTTTGTTATTCCTTTACTTGTATTTATACTGTCTAGAGCTTCAGAAGCATTTAATCCTTCCGAAACTGCATTATTAATTCCTAATATATTAGCATCACTTACTGTTACTGTCTCCGTTACAGGTATTGATGATAATACTGCGAAAGTTTGTGCTGCTGATAATGATTCTGAGAATTCCCTAGTTTGTCCTATAAGGAATGTTTCCGATACACTAGGTGTTTCAGCGAACGACCTATTGTAAACTGCACCAGTAGCTATACTATCTGATGTTGTTACTGAATCTGGTGCTACAGTTTTACTTAATGTCCAATCAAATTGTTCATCACCTAGGCAATAGTTATCTGCGTCTACGCCGTCAGAACTATCATTCCAATAACCATCTACAACATAAGGTTGATTACCTTGATCTGATGCTGATAGTAATTCTGTATGTGCGCCTTGTGTGAATGCTATTCCATGGGACTCTGTGGCTGTACCTGTATCTGTGTATGCAACTGCAAACACTTTTGCTATTGTTTCAGAAGTAGATACAATGTCTGTAGCTATGAATTTATAGAATATAGTTCCTGTGGTTTCTACTATAAATTCTGGGTTAAAGAGTATTTCACTCCTAATAATAAGATCACCAAACACTTCCATTCCTGCTGGATGTACTGTATCTCTTAAATCTCTATCCCATGTTGTTTGTGCAACATTAGATTTGATAATATAAGAGTATGGTTGGTATCTTTTATTGTCTTGAATTACATTTACATCTGATAGTTTTCCTCTATCATCTTTCCATTTACCTTCATATTCAAAAAGGTAACCTGTTGTAATTGTAACTGTTACTTGTTCTCCTCTTGGAGAAGTAAGTAAAATGTCTGTTGTGGCGTTTAAGAATGTTGAACCAGGATTAATAACTGTAAATGCTGTTGGTTTTCCTGCGGTGTCTATAGCTGTAACTCTTACATAAGCGTCATTGGCTCCACCTTTAAATGTGTAGTCTTCAGCAAAATAACCTGTTACTGCATATCCTCTACCGTCATCTCCTGTTTCGTTTATTAAATAAATCTGCCCTACTTTAAAACCAGCATCTGCTGCTGAGCCGGCATAAGATTTATATGTTACACCTGTTAATACTCTAACAAGGTAACCGTAAATATCAGATTCGTTATTTGCTGCGCCGTCATCTACAACATAAGTTTTAAGACTTTCTGTATCAAATTCTACAGTAGGTGCTGATGTATAACCAGAACCACCTGCTGTTACATTTATTCCTGTTATTACTCCATTTGCTACTGTTGCTGTTCCTGTTGCTCCTGTTCCAGAATCGTGATATATTTCTACTGTTGGTGCTGAGTCATATCCTCCACCACCATTTGCTATCGTAAATCCTGTAACTGCTCCACCACTTACTGTGGCAGTTGCTGAGGCCCCAGCGCCTGGGCCGGTTACTTTTGTTGTAGTTGTATCAAAGTCTACAATTAACTCAAATCGTTGTAGTGTTAATCCGTTTGTTTGATATGTGTTCTTTTCTACTCTTTTTACTGTTGCTCCAAGAGTTTTTAATATTGTTACTGAACCTGTTGTTTCATAGTAACGAATATCAATCTTTTTACCTGTAAGATCTAATGGTTCTTTTACACCACCATGTTCTGACTCTTGTAGTTTAAGAGCCCGTTCTACATTATAGATACCGTCTGAAGGTTTAAGTGTATATTGTCCAGGATAATCTACTGAAACTTCTTCTCCATACATTGCTCTAAAGAACAATTCTATAGATCGTCTACTACCTTTAGACTCATATACATCCTTAGCTCTTTTATAGAAGAACCTTTTATCTAATTCAGTAGAAGTAGGGAAGTCGTGTAATAATGCTTTACGCCATTTTTCTAGAAATGCTGTCTCTGCGTAATCTATATCATTAGAATAGTTTAAAACTTCTGAACCGGCATTGCCGTCTGTATCCATAAAAGCATAATATTTTTCTAAAAATGTAACAAAGTTAGGATTCTCATCTCTTACCCATTCAGGTATTTGATTACTAACATTGTAAGAAGTATTTCTTCTTTCTGATAAAGTTGTTCCTTGTGCAGCATCTAAAACAGCAGCTGCTGTTGCTCCTGTTGCTGTTGTATCTAAAGCGTTAGGTGTTATTGTAACAGTAGGTGTAGATGTGTATCCCGAACCTATGTTTGTAACTGTAATGGTTGTAATTGCACCACTATATACTGTTGCAGTAGCTTCTGCTCCTGTTCCTCCACCACCACTTATAGTAACCGTAGGAATATTATTATATCCTGTTCCTCCGGCTGTTATCGTTATAGACGATACAAATCTATAATGTGATGGAATATAATCTGTCATTAGATCTCTTCGACTTCAGGAGTTGCTGAAATATTTAATCCTATCTTTGTATTAATAGTAGAATTTGTTACACTATCGTCTAATGTTAGTACTATATTTCTACTTGGTTTAGCAACCACTGCTGCTGTAGAAGTATCTGATGTCCTAACAAGAGCTTGTGTTGTAATATCTCTAACATCTCTTTGTGTTACTGCATTAATTCTTAATTTTGTTTCTGTTCCATATAAAGATGCAACTGTCATAGAAGGTATTGAAATTGTACCAGAATCATAATCAATAGTGCCTACTGCTTCTATTATTGTTCCATCAGACTTAATTGCATTAACTGTTCCTGTTCCACTATATAATGGAGGAACTACTGTACTTCCTGGCACATCTGCTAGTGATACTTTATAAGTTGAACCACCCGATGTTATATTAAAATACGAACTAGTTAATTCTCTGGGTTGTAATCTTTGATTAAATTGTATTGAATAATTTTTTACTGCTGCTAATACTGGTGTTATTCTTTTTTGTAATCTGTTTGTAATACCTATAGCAATAATAGATTCAGATGTTTCTTTTATTAAGTCATGAAGTTTTGTATTATAAAAACTCTTATTTAGTTTATTTAAACTCGTATTAAAATAATTATTTACTGTTACATTGACTGCATTTTCTATTTCACCTTTGCTTAATGTTGTAAGTTTCGGATTGTATGCTAAGCTTATATCTAAACCAATATAAACATAGTCTGGATCTACAAATTCTGGAATAATAGCTACTGGTGTTTTAGGATCAATAATAGAAGTCTTAATATTATCTTTATCTGCTTCTGTTATAATTGAACCTGTTACCGGGTTTAACGATATAAACACTTTACCATATATAGGCGGATCGTTTTTCTCTCCACCCCATACAGAAACAGATTGTATATTATTATTACTTTGTAATATAAGTGCTTCGTAATCTGATGATGTTACTGCTCTTTCTTTTGTAGCATTAAATCTAGGAGCGTTAAATCTAATTTCATCTACACTTTCTTTTGATGCGCCACCATATGCTGCTACTGCTGTATTTAATGTTGTAATTTCTCCAGACTGAGAAACCGGTGAACTTAATGTAAATGTTTTAGCAAAGTTAGCTGCTGCTGCATTAGATGTTATATAGTCTACAATAACGATATTGCCTGTTGATAATTTTTTACCTACAACATCATCACCAAATCTTATTTGAAATAAACCGTCTGCTCCTTCTTCACACCAATATGTTTTTGTATCTGATTTTACATCTAATAGTTTATCAGACTTTGTATATGTAATAAGAGTTAAATCAGCTGCTGAATTTTGTACTCTTACTCTTAAAGTATCTGTATCTGCTGCTATATTAGGCAGAACAAATGGTCCTTGTAGATTTGCTGTTTCAACTACAAATTTATTCTGTACTCTTGTTCCTTCTTTTATTTCTAATAAATTGAAATTAAATTGTGTTTTACTAGTTGAGTCTGAGGCTTGTCCTGTGTATCTACCATATGTTAAACCACTATCTACTATTACACCTGTTTGCGTATTAGTAACTGTTCCTAATGTTTCTTTATAAGCATTGATACTACTATTAGGCATATAAAAATTTGTGCCTGAATACTCTTTAAATGTATATGTTGTTGCTCCTGTTCCACCTGTATCTGCTGCAACTGCTGCTGCTTCTGTTAGGTAAACAGGATAATAAAATCCTTGTTGGTCTGTTGCTGTTGCTGGTAAGACACCTGTACCATACAAATAATATGGGCCTGCTCCGCCAGCTGTTGTAGCATTAACAGTTGTAGACTCGCTAGGATAAAATGTATATGATGAGCCATTCACATTCGTTGTAAAAGGTTTATCTCTACTAATTTCTAATGTTGTGCTTGTATAGGTATCAGGAGGTGTTATTGAAAGATTAATTTTTGCTATTGCTCCTCTTCGTGATCTGGGAGCATACCCTAGTGCTTTTGCTATTGAAACTACTGATTCTCTTTTAACTGCTGTGTCAATAAAATTTTCATTAGCAAGCATGTGTGCTAACATACCATTGTAATGAGTGTTATACGCTAAAAGATCTAGTATAACATTCATACCTGATCCTTCAAAGTTATAGTCTGAAAACTCTGTCTGTGCTTTTAAAAAAGTTTTTAAGTTTGCTTTGATTGAATCAAAGTCTAATTCTGATACATTTAATTGTGCCATGTTCCTATCTCAACCTAGTTAGTTGTACTGTTAATTCCTGTGGTTCGTTAATACCTATTACTTTAAAATTTAAGGTTATATAATAATAATTTAAATCATAATTAGGATTCACATCAATTCCAAGTATCTGACATCTAGGTTCAAAATTTGTTATTAATAACTCTATTGTCTTAGCTAAAGATATCTCTATTCCAGGCGACATCGGTTCAAATAGATATTGATCTAATCCAGAACCTCTTTCTGGATGAAAAAACTTTTCGTTTGGCTTTGTTAATAATAAACTTTTAACTGATTGTTTTACTGCGTTAACATCAAATTTCTTTCCTAAGTCTCCGGACAATGCGTTGGCAGTAAAAGACAAATCTATGTCTTTGTAAATTCTATTTATTTTAAGTTTTTGTAGCGCCATATTAGTATTTATACTTAGAAGTCAATGTTTGGAACATTGAAATTAAAGAAATCTTCTTGTGCTCCCTTTTGTAATACTTTAATATCTAAATCAAATTTAGGTTTTCTAATTGTAGGAACATCATCACCTAATAGAATAGCCCCTAAATCAAAGTTAGGGAATGATAAAGGTGTTCCTTTAATAGAAATATCTAATGCGTCACCTGGTTTTCCTGGTATTATAATTTTTTGCCCTGCTTGTATAACATTAGGATCTTTAATACTAGGATTCTTATCCATTATTTCTTGTACTGACATACCATTATCTTTTGCTATTTGAGATAAAGTATCTCCCTTCTTAATAATATATTCTTTTTCTTTTATTTGTGCATTAGGTAATAGTTTACATAATTCATCTAAATCTGCTGCACCCGATCTCAATGCTCCAGATATATCATTTAGATCTTTAAAGTTACCTAAGTCAACACTAGACCATTTACTTTCTATTTGTTTCATTTTGCTTACAAGTGCGTCTTTCTTAGCAAGTCCTACTAATAGGAAGTTACCTACATCTTTGAAGTCGTCTTGTAATGACTTTAATTCCTCGGGTATTTCAATACCCAAATCTATTTCAGGAATCATTTCCTCTAAGTCTCCCATTAGACCGTTGAGTTCGTCTTCTGCTTGTTGTTTTAAATCATCAAGTTTTCCAATGGTTGGTTGTAATATAAGTTCATCAATTTTTTCATTAGCAAGATCTACTTTATCTGCTAATGCCGATAATGCTTTACTAGGTCCGCAACTCATATACTCCTCCTATTATCCTTCAGGTCCACTTGTACTTGTACCACCACCTGCATCATTACCATCGTTCTGTGGATGTGTATGTGCTGTATGTGTTATGCTATTAACTGTAATTTCTCCTGCATCGTATGTAATAGCTGCTGTAGGAGATGTTAATGTATGTGTACCACCAATGGTATCTGTTTTTGTTCCTGTAATTGCTTCTGTTTGGTTTTCACCAATTGTTAATATTTGTCTACCTAGGACTGTATTTTCTACAGGTGTTGTAGTACCAACTGTTATTGTTTGTGCTGTTCCTACTGTTAAATGTTGTTCTTTATGTGTAAGTATATTCTGTGTTCCTTTAGTTTCTAAAGTAAAGAAGTTTTCTATACCATCTATATTTACATCTGCTAATTGTAATATGCTGAAACTATCTCTAACCTGTGTTATTTTACCACCACCAATTTTAGGATCTGTTCCTACTTTTTCTACAAATGACTTACCTACATTTAGATTAAGGTTTCCTTTTATAGTAATATCTCCTGAGCCACCTACATTAACATTTTGTACTGCACCAATGCTTGTTGTTTGACTTCCTATTATTGTTTCAAAGTCTCCACCTTTTTTATCTGCACCAGATGCTATGTCAACATAACGACTACCACTAATATTACTTAATGAGTCTGTTCCTATGTTCATGGCATGATTACCATTAATGTTTTCTATCTTATCTCCTCCAACTGTTATATGCCAGTCTTTAGATATTTCTGTGTATTGACTTCCTTTAACTAAGAGTTTTGCATCTCCTTCAATAGTTACATTAGCTGCTCCCCTTACAAGAACATTTTTATCTTTAACTATAATCTCATA